GTGCCAAAGCTAACTAGAAAAAGAACGCTACTTGTGAAAACTGAAAGTAGCTATGGATCTGACCCCACACCAACCGGCGGAAGTAATGCCATCCTTGTTCGTGATTTAAATATTGAACCTGTTCAATCCGATGAGGTCAGCAGAGATTTGGTAAGAAATTACCTCGGAAATTACGAAATGCTATTAAGTAATACGAGAGTAAACGTAAGTTGTGACGTCGAAATGGTTGGAAGTGGCGCGGCTGGTACAGAGCCGGCTTATGCACCATTATTAAAAGCTTGCGGTTTAGCGGTTACAACAGTTGGCTCAACAAGTAATACTTATGCCCCTGTTAGTGCTTCTTTCGGATCTTGTACTATTTACTGCAATATTGACGGTGTACGCCATAAGGTCACAGGTTGCCGCGGTACTTTTTCTATTAGTTGCGAGTTGAATCAAATACCGGTAATTAGTTTTTCTATGACGGGGATCTATAACGCCCCAACAGACACAACGGCTCCTACTTGTACTTATAACGCAACCAAGCCTTTGTTATTTAAAACAGGTAACACAAGCGCGTTTTCACTCTTTGGATATGGTGGCGCTCTTCAATCATGGTCGTTTGATATGAATAATGAAACCGTTGTACGTCAATTGGTCGGCGGTACTCAGGAGGTAATGATTACAGATAGAAAGCCTAGCGGTAGCGCAACAGTTGAGGCGGTTGCTTTATCGGCTCATAACTTCTTTACAGATGCAACTGGAAGTTCAACCGGAACGAACACTTTTTTACATGGAGATACAGCAGGTAACAAGATTACGGTGTCCGTTCCCCAGACTGATTTAGGACAGCCAACTTATGAAGATTCAGAAGGCGTTCAAATGCTTTCTTTACCATTTACAGCAACACCTACAAGCGCAGGCAATAACGAGCTATCAATTGCATACACTTAATTAATTGCTAAAAAACTAAGCTAGGCTTACATTAATACTTAAACGTAGTAAAACAAATGGGCTTTAAGCTTGACCAATCAGGAACTTATAAATGGCCGGTAACTGTTGAAGTTCCTGTTGATGATGGAAGACACGATAAACAAAAGTTTGATGGTGAATTTAAACGCATAACCCAATCGCGTATCCGTGAAATGGGACAGTTAATCGAAAGAGGAGATTTGACCGATGTTGATCTCGTTAAAGAGGTTCTTGTTGGTTGGGAGGGCATTGAAGACGATCAAGGAAACGAACTTAAGTTTTCACAATCGAAATTAAAACAATTGCTTGACGTACCAATGGTTGCAACTGCGATCGCAACGTCTTTCTTTGATTCAATAGCCGGAGCAAAAAGAAAAAACTAATAGACGCCGCTGAGTACTATTGCAAAGGTGGCGTAATTGATGAGACGCAGAAAGACGCGGAAGTGTTGGGGATTGTCATCCCTGAGCTTGAGCCGGAAGAAGATTTTTTAGTGTTTGAGGAGAATTGGGCGGCAATTGATTTATTTTTAAAAGTTCAAACGCAATGGAGAATCGGCGGCCTTGGTAATCTTTGTGGCTTTTGCTATTCAGACGTAATAGAAACAGCTAAACTATATGCAATACCGAATCTTGTTGAAGTGTTTGAAGATCTTCAAGTTTTAGAAGTAACGGTGATAAACCTTTTGAATAAAGAGGTTAAGAAATAATGGCGGCTAAATTTAATCTGTTAATTGCAGCTAAGACGAGCGGACAAGCAGGGATTAAGCGCATGGGTAACTCCATGCAGGGGTTACAGGGAAGAGTAAAAAATTTAAGAAATACGGTATTTACGCTGAATAATGCTTTTAAAGCAATGGCTGTATTCCTTGCAGCCGGAACAGCTACTAGATTTGTAACAGGTGCAATAAATCAAGCTGATGCGTTTGGCAAATTAAGCAGGCAAACAGGAATAGCAGCGGATAGTTTACAAGCCTATGTAAACGCGGGAAAGCTTGCGGGAGTCGAGCAAGGAACAATTGATAAAGGGTTAAGGCGTCTTGCTCAATCAATGCGTGAAGCTGATCAGGGCGTTGCCACATATGCAGATGCTTATAAGGCTTTAGGAGTAACAGTTAGAGATTCAGACGGCAATTTAAAAGAATCAGAAGTTGTTTTAGGTCAATTGGCTGACCGTTTCAGAGATATGCCAAACGGTGCAACAAAGGCGGCTTTAGCAATGGAAATATTTGGTCGATCAGGGGCGCAGTTAATACCAATGTTGAATGAAGGCGGCGATGCTTTGGAACGATGGAATTATGAGACAAGTGAAGGTTTTGCTGCGAACGCTGAATATTTTAACGACCAATTAACAATGCTTGGTTTTGGCTTTGATGGATTTAGGAAACAATTAGCAGATGAACTTTTGCCGGCTTTAAATTCTATTGTTGAAGCATTTCAGGATTTGTTTGATAGTAAGAATGATTGGCAAGGATTATTTGAAGCAATAAGTATTAGCGTTAGAACTTTAGCTTTTGGTTTGATGTCAACGGCAGTAGCCTTAGAAGAGGTTGGAAATTATTTAGCCAGATTAAAAAGAAGATTTGGAAGAATGTTTAAAGGGGAATCAATGGATGATCCGGGCGGAGAATATGCAAAAGGGGTAATGGATAGATGGAAAAGAAATCAGGAAATATTCAAGAAAATTACTGTTGGAGAATCAGAAGCTGGTGATGCTTATGGCTTTAATAAAGGGACAAAAGAAGCTAAAGAATTTGGAGAGCAATTAGATAAAACTTTCGGAACACAAATGAAATCAAAATTAGATAGCTTTAAAGATGGCATCAAGTCCGTTGGTGAATCAATGGCTGATGTAGTGATCAAAGGGATCAAAGGGATGGAAGACGCTTTAGTAAATTTCGTGACGGGCGGCAAATTAAATTTTCGTGATTTAGCAAATAGCATTATTAAAGACATGATCCGTATTCAAATACAGCAATCAATCACTAAGCCTTTATCAAAATTTTTCAGCAGCTTATTTACTAAAAACGCTAATGGTAATGTTTACGGTCAAAACGGAATTGTACCTTTTGCAAATGGTGGGATAGTTACAAAACCTACTGTGTTCCCTTTTAAAAATGGAATTGGGTTAATGGGTGAAGCTGGCGCCGAAGCAATATTGCCACTAACAAGACGTAATGGAAAACTTGGCGTAGAAGGTGGCGGTAATAATACTTCTGTAGTTGTTAATGTTGACGCCTCAGGTACAGACGTACAAGGTGATGAGCAACAAGGGAGGGCATTAGGCCAATTAATCGCGGCGGCTGTTCAATCTGAATTAGTGCAACAGTCAAGACCCGGAGGAATCCTTAACCCTGCTTAATTATGGCTACTTTCTCTTATACCCCTTCATTTCCTGCAACTGAACAAAGTTCTCCCATAGTTCGCACTACTGTCTTCGGTGAAGGCTATCAACAAAGGATTCAATTCGGCCTTAATCGTGACCCAAAAAATTGGTCTTTGATCTTTGCTAATAGAGATGACACAGAAAGAGACAATATCATCACATTCTTAGAAGCAAGATCTGGAACAGAATCATTTGATTGGACACCGCCAAGAGGTAGCGCCGGAAAATTCATCTGTCGGTCATGGTCAACCAATATGCCGAGGTATGGCAGAACAACAATTAATGCAAAATTTGAAGAGGTGTTTGAACCATAAATGGCAATTCCTGTAAGTGAATTACAAAAAATCAATCCTAGTTCTGTTATTGAGCTATTTACGTTGACGCTTGATAGTACGCTTCACGGTGCTTCTACTGTTTACCGTTTTCATAACGGCGCCAATATGAACGCAAATGGTGAAGTCGTTTGGGCGTCTAATTCTTATCAACGCTTCCCCGTGGAATGTGATGGGTTTGCATATTCTGGAAAAGGAACCTTACCAAGACCACGAATTAGAATTTCAAATATTCTCGGAACGATTACTAGCTACATATCAACCGTTAACGCTACAACGGCGGGGAACGATCTAAACGGGGCAAAATTAACAAGGATTAGAACACTAGCTCGTTATATTGACGCGGCTAATTTTTCAGGTGGAACCAACCCATACGGAACACCCGACGCAAGTGCTGCTTTCCCTGAAGAAATATATTTTTTAGATCGTAAAACCACAGAAAATAGAGACATTGTTGAATGGGAGTGTTGCGCTGCTTTTGATCTCGTTAATGTTCGTGTTCCTTTACGCCAAGTGACCCGGACAGATTTTCCCGGTGTTGGTACTTTTATTTAGTTATGGACTGGCAAAAATCAGCATTAATTCACGCAAAAGAAACAAACACAAAAGAAGTTTGCGGGCTTATTTGCATTGTTAAAGGTAGAAAAAAATATTGGCCTTGTGAAAATATTGCAGATGATCCGACTGATGGTTTTTGTTTGTCACCCGATGATTGGATGAAAGCGGAAGACGCGGGGGAATTAGTCGGGGTGTTTCACTCTCACCCATTTACATCGCCACAACCTAGCCAAGTAGATCTTTCAAGTTGTGAGCATTTAGGTTTACCGTTTTATATTGTTAACCCACAAACTGAGCAATGGCACGATTTCAAACCAACAGGATATAAAGCACCTTTAATTGGTCGTCAATGGACATGGGGTTCAAGTGATTGTTGGACTTTAGTCATTGATTATTTTGATGAAAAAGGTTTAACCGTTAAAGATTGGGAACGACCAAAAAGATCAGAAGAAATATTAACCAATGGCATATTTGAAAGATTAATACCGCGCAGTAATTTCGTTGAAATAGACGATAATAGAGAAATGCTACCGGGTGATTTGTTATTGATGAAATTTACCGGCCCTAATCCTGACCATTGCGGAATTTTTATCGGTGAACAAATGGTTTTACATCACATGGCGGGGCGTTTAAGTTCCCGTGATTTATACAATCAGTTTTTAATTGATGCAACTGTTCGGAGGTATCGTCATGCTGCGTAAAATTAAAGTTTATGGAGCTTTAAAAAAGTTTCTTGATTGGGAGACAGGTACATTTTTAGCTGATATTTCTAATGTTGCGGAGGTAGGCCGTTTTTTAGTTGCTAATTGGCCGGATATTGAAAAACACATGCAAGATCAACACTATAAAATTTTTGTTGGTAATTACAACGTTTCAGAAGAAGAATTAAATTTACCAATAGGGCAAACAGAAGAGATAAGGATTGTTCCGGTTGCTGTTGGTGCTAAAGGTTTCTTCAGTAGTGGGATTGGAAAATTTATTACTGGCGCGGCTTTAGTTGGTTTTACAGTTGCAACGGGTGGTTTTGGTGGTGCTGCAATTGGAACTTTTGGTTTAGGTGCGGGGTCTATTGCTGTTGGAAGTATTACAACAAGTATCGGTATAAGTCTTGCTTTAGGTGGCGTTTCTCAAATGCTGACGCCAACGCCAGATTTACCAACATTCAGCGGTAATGATTCGGCTTTAGATCCACAAAGTAATTATTCATTTAGTGGCGTTCAAAATGTGAGTCGTGCGGGTGTTCCCGTAAATTTAATTTTTGGAGAAATCTTTACCGGTTCCGTTATTGTTAGTGCTGGTATTGATACTGTTCAAGTTAAGGGGGCTGCATAATGGCACAACAAGTCCCAACAGGTTATTTAGGTACTGTAGCTTATCAATTCTCGCAAGAAATTAATAATCCTACGCTGCCAAAAGAAGTTCTTGGTAGTAAACAATTTGCAACCTTTATAGAGGTATTAGGCGAGGGAGAAATTGAAGGCTTTCCAAGTGCGGCGGCTTACACAAAAGGAACAACAAATTATAATAATGCAGCATTAAAAGATGTTTATTTAAATAAAACTCAAATTCTTAAATCTTCGGCTGATGTAACAAGTTTACAAGATACAGATTATAACTTTAAAGATGTAGAATTTAGCCCTAGATTCGGAACAACAAATCAAACATATATAGGCGGAATAAATAATATTGAAACTGAGTTTAACGTTGGATCTGCTGTTACTTATTCAACTTCTGTTTCGAGGACTTTAACAAGCAATATCGACGCTGTTAGAGTAACTATTGGTGTTCCTAGATTACAGCAGTTTAATGATGATGGCAGTATTTCGGGTTTAACTACTTACGTTACAATTCAAATTACAGATGCTAACGGAACAGTAACAACGCCAATAAGTGATAATGCAATTAGCGGTAGAACATCAAGCGCATATTTCAAAGATTATCTAATAAGTTTTAATTCAAGTACCCTCGTTCAGCCTTATACAATCACAGTAAAAAGAACGGCGGCCGATAACACCGACCCCAAAAAACATGATGCTTTTAATTGGTCATCTTATACAGAAATATTATTTGAACAAAGATCGTACCCAAATACAGCCCATGTCGCTTTAAGGTTTGACGCCGAGCAATTCCCACAAACGCCAGCTCGTTCATATCGTGTTCGTGGATTAAAGATCCCTATACCGTCAAATGGAACAGTTGATTCAACAACAGGTGCAATCAGTTATTCAGGAAGTTGGAACGGCTCATTTAAAACAGACCCCGAATGGACAACGGATCCGAGCTGGTTGCTGCATGAGCTACTTATAAACGAGCGTTGGGGCTGTGGCGCTCATATCTCAGCTAGTCAACTTTCAAAATATGACTTTTATGCTGTTTCCCAATATTGCGGCGCAAGTGTTGACGATGGCAACGGAGGAACTGAGCCTAGGTTTGCAGTTAATGGAGTTGTTCAGCAACAGGTAGACGGATACCGATTAATTAATGATCTTTGTTCTGTTATGCGTTGTATGCCCTTTTGGAGTACTGGCGCCTTAACGATTTCACAAGATGCACCAAAAGACGCAAGTTATTTATTCACCCTCGCCAACGTGGGAGAAGGTGGCTTTACCTATTCAGGTTCATCTTTAAAAAGTCGTCATACCGTTGTTAATTGCGGCTATTTCGATATGGAAACGCAAGAGATAGACTATGAGGAAGTAGTTGATAGTACGGCAGAAACAAAATATGGCGCAGTTGTTAAACAGGTAAAAAGCCTTTTTTGTACGTCAAGAAATCAGGCGGCGCGTTTAGGTCGTTGGCTTCTTTATACAGAACAAAATGAATCTGAAATTGTAAGTTTTTCAATTGGATTATCAGCAGGTGTATTAATCAGACCCGGCGCAGTTATTGAAATTAGTGATCCTGTTAGGGCTGGAGTTCGGCGCGGTGGCTTAATTAAATCAGCAACTACAACAGTTATAACCGTAGATAATACTGACCAAACAGATTTACCAACAACAAACAATCCCACGCTTTCCGTTGTTCTTTCTGATGGTTCCGTTGAGACAAAGACAGTCAGTGGAATCGTAGGCGCAGCAATTACGGTTAGTTCTGCTTTTAGTTCCGCGCCAAATAGTAATTCGGTTTGGATCTTACAAAACGACACAGTACAAACAACCCAATGGCGCGTTTTAACAATTACAGAGGAAGAAGGTGTTAATTATATTGTTACGGCGTTGCCTTATAACTCTGGTAAATACGCTTATGTTGAAGACGGTTCAACACTACCAACAAGAAATACAACTGTTTTAAATACACCTCCTGATGCTCCTGGTTCTTTATCTGCAACAGAGCAATTTTATGAAGAAAATAATCAAGCAAAAGTAAAAATTATTGTTAGTTGGCAATCAGTACCAAGAGCAAGTAGTTATAGGGTTCAATGGAGAAAAGGAAGCGATAATTTTGTTTCTACTGATGCTTTATCAAGACCTGATCATGAGATTCTTGATGCAACGGCGGGTGAATATGAAATAAGGGTATTTTCAATTAGTGGCGTTGGTATTTCTTCAACTGTTCCAAGTGAATTAACTTATACAGCCATAGGAAAAACAGAAGTACCAAGTGCACCAACTAATCTTTTCTTTGAAGCAATCAACGCAAATACTGGAAGACTGACATGGGATCAATCAACCGACCTTGACGTGAAATTAGGCGGTAAATGTGTGTTTAGGCATTCCAATAAAACCGATGGAACAGCAACATTTTCAAATGCTGTAACGCTTATTGCGGCAAAGGCTGGAAGTCAAACAGAGGCAACTTTACCAATGGTAGAAGGTGAAATATTTTTAGCCTTTGAAGACTCAGGCGGCAGAATATCAAGCGCTACTTCAATTGTGATTGATCTTCCTGATCCTATTGGTGCTTTACCTGTTCAAACAAGAAGAGAAGATTCAGATTCTCCACCATTTCAAGGCACTAATTCTGATACCTACTACGAGGAAGATTTGGATGCTTTAACGCTGCAAGGAACAGCGCTCTTTGACACAATTGCTGATGTTGACGCAATGGCTGATTTTGATATTTCAACCGGGGTTGATTCTGAAGGAACATATACCTTTGCCAATAAATTAGATTTAGGCGCTAAATTCTCACTTGACTTAAAACGTCATTTTGTAACTAGGGGGTATTTACCTGCTGATGATTTCGACGCGGTGGCAGATGTTGACGCGATCAACGATTGGGACGGCGCGGCAATATTAAATGTAGACGCAAGATTATATTTAAGATCAACTGATGATAATCCGGCTTCCGGCGGTGCTAGCTGGTCAGGTTGGAAAGAGTTTATTAATGGTACATTTACAGGCCGAGGCTTTGATTTTAAAACGATACTTACAAGTACTAACACAGATGAAAATATTCTTGTTGATGAATTGGGCTATACGGCCACACTTCAAAGAAGGCAAGAACAAAGCACTGGGGCGGTTGCATCTGGGGCAGGTAGTAAAACAGTTAATTTCGCTAAAAACTTCTTTACAGGAACAAGCGGGTTAGGTGGCGCTAATGCTTACTTACCTTCGATTGGTATTAATGCGATGAATCTTGCAAGCGGTGACTACATCGAGATGGGAACGGTTAGTAGTAGTTCTTTTGTCGTGACCTTTAAAAATTCAAGTAATGCCGCAGTTGATAGAAATTTCACTTGGTCGGCGGTAGGTTACGGCAAAGCAGTATAGAATAACGCTAACGCTACGTATGATTTAGAAAATGGCACAAGCTGATGGAGTAGTTGCAAACGGTACGGGTTCGGCTGTTAGAAGTGACATCAATACACAATACGCCGCCCTATGGTCAAATCATTCAGGAAGTACTGAGCCGAGTTCTGGAAAAGTAGCTTATCAATTTTGGGCTGATACAAACACAAGCATATTAAAAATAAGAAATAGCGCTAATAATGCATGGATTAATTTATTTACTTTAGCGGGTGGAATAGATGTTGATGCGGCTTCAAATTTCAATGAAGATGTAACTTTTACCGGCGCTAGTTATAACTTAGTTTGGGATAAAAGTGATAACGCTCTTGAGTTTGCTGACAATGCAAAAGCTGCGTTTGGAACTTCTTCGGATTTAACCATTTATCATGATGGAAGTAATTCTTATGTTTCACAAGTCACTGCTGGACAGAATTTATTCTTAAAAGGTGATGCAGTACAAATACGTTCTGCTAGTAATGAACAGATAATAGAAACAGCAGCTAACGGAGCCGTATCACTCTATTACGACAACAGTAAGAAGTTTGAGACAAAAAGTTGGGGAGCTTATTTATATGGTGATTTATGTTTTACAGATAATAATAAAGTCGTACTTGGAACAGGAGATGATCTCCAGATCTATCACAATGGATCAGATTCCATTATCCATAATGCTACTGGTAATTTAACGCTTAGAGGATCTTATATACAGTTAAATAATGCTGCTAATACTGAAGCAATGCTATCAGCAGCAGAAAACGGAGCTGTATCTATCTATTACGACAATTCAAAAAAATTATCCGCAACCAGCGAGGGCATCAAGGTAGAAGGTGGTTCTGATGTTACTCTTCATTTAACATCTTCTACAAGTGGCTCTGCCTCTATTGAATTTGGAGATACAGATGACGATGATGAAGCACAAATATGGTATGACAATTACAGCAAGGCATTTAACTTCAGAACTTCAGAAGCATCGGATCTAGTCTTTTATCGGGATGGTACAGAAAGAACTAGGATAACTTCAACAGGCACAGAAACAGCAGGGTATAATAAGTCTTTTCTGGTAAAAAGTGATTCAGCTTATCAGAGTAATTCTTCTCATATATTACAAAGTAATGAGAATAATCAAGTTGCAACAATTATAGAACATTCAGGCGATACCAATCCCTATGGTCTAATTATAAGTTTTTCGGATGATGATCCTGATAATAACACCAATTATTTTTTAAAATGTGATGACAGTAGCAATACAAATAGATTGTTTATTTATTCTGACGGAGATGTACATAACCATGACAATAGTTACACTAGTTCTGATGCAACATTAAAAGAAAATATTGTTGATGCTACTTCTAAATTAGAAGACCTTAAAAAATTAAAAGTTAGAAATTTTAATTGGAAGGCTGATCATTTTCCTCAAAAATCTAAAAAGAAACAACTTGGTTTTATAGCTCAAGAAGTAGAGGAAGTATTCCCTGCTTTAGTTTCGGAGCATGACATAGCTGCTGGTACCCCTGGTGATGGTCATGTCCCGCTAATAAAAAAGGCTATCAAGCAAGCTTGGGATCCAATCATTATTAAAGCAATGCAAGAATTGATTGCAAAAGTAGAAACACTAGAAACTAAAGTAGCTGCATTAGAAGGTTAAAAAACCCCCACTTGTCACATTGATAAATTCTTTTTATATTACGAGGACATATTAAAAATACATGTCAACACCTCAAGAAGAAAGAACAGAAGTAAAAACTAGACTTGATTCTAATATTGCCAAAGTTCAAGAAATACAGGCTCAAATCAAAAAGCTACAGGAAGAGGGGCAAGCTTTAACGCAACCAATTATGGAAGATCAAGGAGCTTTGAAAGTGCTTGAAAAATTAATTGGTGCTCCTACTACTTAAAAGTATTAAACTATTCACAAAAGGTTTTTAAAATGGCTGTTTCTTACACTTGGGAAATTAACGACACTGCAATGGTTGCAAACGTTTCAAATGGATTTGTGAAAACTTTGGTTTACAGAGTAAAAGGGATGGACGGAAGCACAGAAAAAGCAAGAGCAACTGGACAAGTTGAATTTACTGAGCCTTCTTCCCTGCCAAGTGATTTCGTGGCGTATGATTCGTTGACCGCTGCTAAATGCCTTGAATGGGTGAAAGCCGCAGTTGGAGCAACAGAAGTTACAGCAATAGAAAACGGCTTAAAAGCTCAAATTGATTTAATTAATACCCCGACTGAAAAAATTGGTGCTCCTTGGTCTTAATGAACCTGTCTTGCTAGGTCTATTTGTTGCTGATTTTGCTGTTTAACTAATATTCCTGTCATTAAGTACGCAGGTAATAAAGCCACTGTTGAAAAAGCTATTACCATAATCATTATTGGCGCGGCCTTTAATATGGCTTCTTTCCATATATCGTCAAACATGTTTTTATTTTAATTTTAGTTTAATATCGAGGCGTAGCAACGTTTAAAGCTATGAAAAAAGTTATTAATGTTCTTGTTATTGCTAACTCGGTCTTTATAGTGGGAGTGCTAGCAGGTGGCGCGGGTCTTTATTTCTACGCTAAGAACCCAACCAACCAAGCTAAAGCAAAAGCTTATTTGACAAATCAAATTACAAAGCTGATACCTGTTCCTGACATAAAGCTTCCTACATCAACCGGCCCCGCCCTTCCTTTTTAATATGGGTCAATTCTTTGCAAGCCGAAGCAATCAAAGAGGCATTATTGCGTTTAAAAGAAGAAGAATTAATTAGACAGAAAGAAGATGGAAATAGAAAAGATTCAGAAAATACAGATACCCAAAATTAATACGTTAATTAATACGCCCCATATCACAAGAGAACTAAACGTACAAAAACCGGGGATAGATTTTTTAATTCCTAGTTATACGCCGATTGAATATAACCCGAAAAAAATGCAATATGTTCAGAAAGCTCAACCGCCTAATCCTCCTGATACTCCTAACCCTCCTGACGCTGATTTACCCGGTCAAGATGTCTTACCAGAGGAAAAAGAAATTGATTGTCCTGCAAAAGATCAGGCGTATAGGTTGGGAGATTTAAGAAACGCCAAAGCAAAAGAAAAGGTGATTGGTTTTGAGATCGTTAATAAAAAATGTTATGAGATATGGGGGCCGACAAATATAGCTGATAAATATTTACCAAGTGCGTCGGTTGCTGCTACTACGTTTGCAACTGTATTTTTAGCCACAACAGCGGCCACATTGACACCCTTAATTAATAAAGCTTTAAAGCCAATTTTCAAACAGGTAATTACTAGAGTTAAAAAGCTATTAGGTAAAAAAGAAAAGAAATTAACCCGATCAGAAATTAAAACTAATCTTTATCGTCAGAGACGGGATCTTCCTCCTTTAAAGAAATAGCGTGAGTGTGCTTTACGTTGGGCGGTGTAACTAAACGAACGTCAGCGCAGATTTTAGCCATTTCACCAATAAAGACTAATCCATCTTTAATATGCTTACCGCATGTAGCTAACCGAGTCATTTCATAATTTAAACGCTTAGAGGCGAGGGAAGCTTCATATAATTCCACTTGCTTTTTCATGGCTTTCCTGCAACTTCTTAAAGCTGATTGATTCCCGATAGGTATTGAAAAGGTCGCTGTTATTCCAGAATTAATACTTGTATTACCTGCCTGCATACCTGTTCTAACTCGTTCTGTTCTTAATATTAAATTAGGCTCATCAACATCCCCGTCCCCTGTCGGTAAATTGTCGTCATCGAAATCGCCAACTATATCTTTTGTTGAATAGATTGGTCGTTCATAATAAGGTTCATAAGGCGAACCAAAACTGTAGGTAGTAGAAAGAAATGGGCTAATATTTAATGTTGCACCTTGGCAACTTGTATTTTGGATTGCGTATTGAAATTGCCTTGCCGGAACGACCTGAACCGCCTGATTTACCACACTACCACTACTTTGAGATGTAGTATTAATTGTATTTGCAAAAGAAGAATTAACAGGGATAAATAAAGCGATTAAATATAAATATTTTTTCATTGACTAAATAACATTTTTTTTGTAGTAACTAAATAACATTTTTTCTCATTGAAAAGTGCTAGTCGAATCAGTAATATTTTCGATGGTGTGTTCTTCTACTAGATGGGTGTATGTCTGGATTCCGGGTGTTTCTAGTGTTTCATAATAAGAAAACGCCGCGCCTTCATTAACGATTGAATAAGCAGGTTTATTTGATAAATCAGGCAAAACATACGTTGTAGCTGTTCCCCCTATTGTTCCCGTTTTCTCTGTAAATCCAGCGGGTGCAATGTTGTCTGTTGATGGTTTAACGTTATTGCCCCCTACTGTTAGTTGGTAGCCTGACCTCATATCAAATATTTTCATGTCGCGCAAAATAACGCTTTTAGTTTCACTGTGTTGAGTTAATATCCCTTGTTGAAAATTTGGCACGATCTTTTCAGCCTTTGCTATTGGTGCAAAAAAAATAAGCAACAATACTAAACGCATTAGTCGACTGATATTTCACTGATTACTTGACCTAGTGCGTGAGTGCCAGCCGATCCGGGGCTAATTGTTAAGACACCCTGAGAGGTAATGGTGCCAGCTAATCCAGTATTTACACCGCCGGCGTATGTAGTAGATGAACCAAAAGCAGGTAAGGCAGGCGTAACGCCATTCGTCACTGTTGTTCCATCTGTATCAACACTATCGCCGCCATTAAATGCTTCTACGAATGAGAAGCTAGCTCCGGCGTTACTTTGTTCGTAATCTGCCTGAATCATTGTTGCAGGGGCAGTAATTGAACCGGGGGCAGTTAATCCGCCGAATTGGGCATTAGATACAACAGAAATATTATTTCCTGATACCGAATAGCTACTTCCTAAACGGGTTGAGGTACTGGCCGCCGCGTCTACACTGAGTTTCACACTTTTAGCTATAGAGTGATGAATGTCGGCGTTAGCCGCCGGATTTGCTACGAGGAAAGCAGCAAGGAAGAAAAGAGAGTTTTTCATTTTTTTAAGCGACCTGTAACAGGGTCAATTTTTTTTCCACTTATAGGATCAATTCTGTCTCTATCAGGTATCGACGGCGCCTTTTGTGGCCCTAACTTACCGCCGCCATTCTTAGAAGGGGCAAGGCCAAAAGCGGCTAAACTTCCAGAAAAAACCGAAGCTATAAAAGTTGGATCAAAATCAAGAATCTTTTGTCCATTTGGCAAACGGACGTACGAAAAAGTTAACAGTGATGCGCTCCAAATCAACACGATTAATTTCACTAAATCGCCTAACCATTCGCGGTCTTGTTCTTTCTTCTCTTCCTGTTGATCTTCCATTACGGCGACGTAGCAAATATGTCCTATTCTGATACTAGTTCTTTTATTTGTAAATTGACCGAGATAGGCGCGGCCATTGTTTCAGGTGCTTTTGTCTACCTAGCAATGCAAGCCAAGAAAAACTCGGAGATTAAACAAGAAATCTTTTTAAGGTTAAATCGCCTTGAAACATCAATTGCACGACTAGAAGAGCGTTGCCCTATGAAAAACACTAGATGAATGA